TACCGCACTCGCCTTTGCTGATTACAAATCCCGAACAGGCATCCCATGTGACAATATCGTATAAATGCGGGAAGCCGCCATAATTTCCGTAAATATGCTGGATCACCCATCTCACATTGAAATATTTTTGATAATCGGTCCCCTTTGGCATTCCGACCAACTCAGCAAATCCATTGACGACCTGCGAGACACAGACATAATTGATCTTGTCTCCAAATTCAGGAAGCCCGCTCGCGGGAGCGATGCGATTCCAATCGACCGATGTATGGATGTCGATCCCATCGATGCTCTGGAATACCAGCCCATTGTGAGCGTCAGCAGCCCATTTCCAATCTTTCACGGAATTTATATTGAGGGTTAATGTTGCATCGATTTCCTTTTGCGTCAGCCGCACATAATTTGCGGACGTTCCACCACCCGAATTGATATTTGGCGCAGGATATGTGATGTGCTGCGAAAAACTTCCATCCCATTCAGATTTTATCCAGGCTGTGACAGAATATTCCGTGCATGTAAATGGCTGAGATTTGACAACATAAGACGATGTTGGTATCGCCATTTGTTTCTGAGCGGGAGTACAGGATGAAACGATGAATAAGATGACTGAAAAGATAATGATCTTCTTCAGCATTTCATCAAATATCCCATGTTGTGTTATTACCCAACGAGTTTGCAATCACACACCTTAAACAAAAAGCGCCCGATGACTCTCTTTTGAGAGTCATCGGGCGCATCATTTCCGACAAGCGTCCCGGTCTACACCAAGACTGCGTTTATTTAGTTAATCCAATTATAGCTTCGCAGACCGAAATGTCAACCCTATATTAAATGACAAACGCCGGGGTGAGGGGGGCACCCAAGCGTTTGTCATTTAATATTTTAGAACATGCTTTCTATTTTGTCAAGGGCTGATTTAGAAAGACCTCGCCTGTCATGATCGCTTCTTGAATAATAAAATTCACATGCCGCAGATATTCCACCTGCATCCATCCAACCTTTGAAAGCTCACTGGCACCTTCGCCCACTTTCTGCAGTTCTGAAAAACAACGCTGGAGCTTATGCAGCTCCAGCGTGTAAATTTCCTTTGGGTCGGTTGTATATTGCTTCATGATTATCCCCTAACATATTCGCCTGTGCCGTGCAGCCGGTCTTTGACATATGTCAGAGTCTCAGCAATGCTGCTCAAATCTCCAACGTGCCCCCAATGATGTCCGCCTTGCCCACTGGCATTGCGATCATGTTTCTCCAATCCTGCTTCGATTTGCTTCAGCAGCTTTTTGATCTCAGTCTGTCTTTTTTCGTATTCTTTAAGTGCTGTTTCCTGCGATTTATTGATCTGTGTGCGTTTCATTTTGTCTCCTTATAGCCATCAGTAGGCCGCTGAGTGCAAAGGAAGTCAAGGCAATTACATACCCCAATCATCGCTCAAAATATCATCAAGGTTAGTTACTTCATTGCGTAACGCCAGATCGATTGCCATGATCAAAGCGGAAATACCATCGATTTTTTCTTTGGATTTTTCCTTATCAGGCTTAATATTACCTGCCGGATCCATGCGCGCCACCACGTTATCCGCCATCCATGTGAGCACAGGATTGTTTCCGTGACGGATCTTCCCCGATAATACAAGCCGCTCCAATTCCTTCATCGGTGGAGACATCGATGCAAAACCTTGACCGAACTGAACCATCGTAATGCCCATGTTCTGCAATACTTGAACGACGCGGGCTGCGCCCCACCGGTCAAACGCAAGACGCGAAAGAGTATAGTCAGTGGCATCATTCTTGATCTGTTCGAAAATGAAGTCATAATCGATTACATTGCCATCGGTTTTTTCGATGTAGCCATCTCGTACCCACTCGGCATAATGTGTGCCTTCCTGCGTGCGCGGCTCGATTGCATCTTCCGGCAGCCAGAAGCGCGCTACCACATCAATGAATCCATCTTCCGCAGGAAAAGCCATCACAAATGCTGTCAGATCGGATGTGCCTGAAAGGTCAAGACCTCCAAATCCTGTCCGGCCTATTAAATGCTTTGGTAATTCCAACGCATGGATTTTTCCGCCGCACTTACGCCAAGCGTCCATGTCCATCCATTTGGACTCTCCCTGCACCCAGACATTCAACTCACGCCGCAGAAAGTTATTTTGTGCAGCTGGCATCTTCTCTGCACGCTTGGCCTTCATTCGCAGATCATCTATCTTTTTCGAGACACCGAGATTTGGATTTGCCTTTATCCAACATGCCTCGTCACGCCAATCATCACCATCATCAATGGTAAAGATAATCCCAAACCACGTGTCGTCAACAAACGATCCATCTTTAAATCCCTCCAGCACCTTGCGGGTATATTCATTCTTCTCAAAGCAGATGCTCTGACGGTCCATGCCCGCCGTGGTGATGGCCACCAGCAACGGTTGCCTGCGTGATCCCGTGGCAGTTTCGAGCACATCCCACATCTCGCGACTTTTCCAGGCATGGACCTCATCAGCCAGGACGCCATGAACGTTCAATCCATCGATGCTGTCTGAGTCAGCGCCCAACGGTTCATACTTACTGGCGCTGGCTTCCATGTGCAAGTTGTCTTTATAAATCTTGATATGCTTTCGGAGTGCGCGATTCTTTTTGACCATTCGGATCGCTTCGCCATGCACAATGCGTGCCTGGTCACGTTTGGTGGCCGCGCTGTAGACTTCCGCGCCTGGCTCGCCATCGAAAAATGCCAGATAAATTCCGGTCGTTGCCCCATGTGTTGACTTTCCGTTTTTACGAGCGACTTCCTCATACAAAGTTCTGAACCTACGCGTGCCATCTGCTCGCATCCATCCGAACACATTCCAATCGATAAACTGTTGCCACGGCTCCAGATGAAGAAATTCTCCGGCCCACTGTCCTTTGGAATGCTTCAGCAAACTAGCCATGTGTATCTTTCGCTCAGCTGCTTCGCGGTCAAAATACAGTCCCCGCTCATTTCCATGCTTTAAATCGTGAAAATATCGCTCGCAAGCAAGCCTTACCCATTTACAAGCGATGATTTTTCCGTCTACAACATCCAACGCATATTGTTCTGCGGGATGCAATGCCTCCTTCCTGGCATTTCCCATTTCACTAAGCTACCTTTACTTGTTTTCCAAACAGCATCTTTTCAAGTTCTTCTTCATCGCTTGGTGTTTCCAACTTGATACGTGACCGGCTCGAAGGCGTCATTCCGAACTCAGCATAAAACTTCTGCACTTGATCCATCGAGCGCTTCTTGATCGCAACCCACGGATTTTGATACATTCCACCTTTATCAGACATGATGACTTCACCTTCTTTTTCCAGCTTATTGCAGGCCTTCACATAATCTGCCCAAGCGGTGCAACATACAGCGAGCGCTGCGCGATCAATATTCGAAATGATCTTCAATGCATGAAGTTCTAAAGTAATCCGTTTCCATTCAGTGCGCGCAACTCCTTTGAGGTGTGGCGGACATTCGGGAATGACAGACTTCGGCTTCGGCTCTTTATTGTTCAAGGCTCGTTTGCCTGGGTTGCCCTCCAGCTTTTTCATTTCGGTCGGCAATGGTTTTCTGCCCCTCACAACTCCTCCAGTTCAGGCATCTGCCCCGTCATTTGAAAAAAGCGCTCTAGCGCCACAGACACATATCTGGGATCATTGTCCATCGTGCGGCAGATTCTTCCCAGCCGTTCACAGGCGGCCAGCGTTGTTCCGGATCCCGAAAATAAATCAAGTACAACCGCGCCAGGCTGACTTGAATTCTTGATCGAGCGCTCGACCAATTCAAGCGGTTTCATGGTTGGATGCTCTTCGCTTTTCTTTGGTCGGTCAATAAACCACACATCGGATTGTTTGCGGTCCGTAACTTCCACCAAGCGCGCGGCCTTCTCGTTCCAGCCATACCACATCGGCTCGAACTGGGTGTGATAATCCTTGCGGGATAAAACCAATTGATCTTTAACCCAAACGATTGTCGACGACCAATGAAAACCACGCTCACGCAGCCAATGATCAATGACCGGCCACTCCTGAGCGCTCATCACCAAATAGATGGGCGCGCCTGGTGCGCTGAAATCAAACAGCATGCCGGTAAATTTTTGAACAAACTCAGGAAAGTTTTTACCAAGATTGTCATTGTTCATCGTGCGAACTTTGTAGCCTTGAGCATTATCGGCACCGACTCCGCCACCATAGTTAACATTCCACGGCGGATCGCCCCAGATCATCTGCGCAAGAATTCCAGCCATCAACTTGGCAACATCGCTGTGCTGTGTTGAATCGCCGCACATGATCCGATGCTTTCCACAGCGCCACACCTGGCCAACTTTTACCTGCCACTTTTCTTGTAATTCATCGGCTCGATCCAGCTCCGCGCCCGGATCTTCCACGACCGGTTGCGTTTCTGCAGAAACACCAACGAGATCATCCAACTCTGCGGGCTCGAAGCCGGTAAAGAGGTCACCTACTGAGCTGGATAATTCGCGAAGCACATCTTCATCCCATCGGCTGAACTCAGCCACTCGATTATCTGCAATCCCAAATGCAGCAGCGGTCGCCGGATCATCATCAACATAAACAACGGCGATATGACTCCAGCCCAGCTGCTTCGCGGCTCGATACGTGCCGTTGCCCGCTTCCACTTTTCCATCCTGCAGGCGATTGGCTACGATCGGTTTGCGCTGGCCGTAGGCTTTCAGGGAAGCGGCAATACGCGCCACATCATGACCCACACGCGCATTGGCGGGATCTTCATGCAGGTTTTCGATTGGCACGATCAATGGCCACAGACTCTCAGCAATGTAGGAAGGATCGTTCATAGTTTCTCTGGCATCTGACCGGTCATCAAATAGTAGCGTTCCAACGTTGCGGCAATATAGCCAGGGTCAATATCTGCAGCTCGACATGTGCGGTTCAGGATTTCGCACGCGATCAATGTGGTGCCGGATCCATTGAATGAGTCAAAAACAATTTCATCTGGCTGTGTATAAAGCAAAATATGCCGCGCTGGGATTTCCAACGGGAAAGCCGCCACGTGGCTGTTGGCACCGGCTGTGCCTTTGATGTCGGTCCAATAAGAGCGTAGCGCCCATTTTTGTTTTGTCCGTTCCTGGCCGCGGCTCTTGCCTGCTCGGTTGTAATAAGTTTCCAATAGCTGCACATCTTTTTCATTGAGCACATCGCTGAAGTCAATCGGCTGACCTTCGTCACTTTCAAATGTTCCGATGAATTCAGAATGCTGATCAATTAAGTCCGTCTTTGGAGAGACTGAGGCCAGTTGGCCTTCTTTCAACCAGTGCCGGATATGTCGCAAATTCCAACCAAGCTTGAAGAATGCATTCATCCATTTATCGATCAATAAAAGCACCTGGCGTTTCTTGCGCTTATCGAATGATGTTGTAAATCCGGTGCCAGTATTGATCACAATGCGCGACTCATCCACGCGCACGACTGCTGCCATCACGGCCGCGGCACGCTCGATAAATTGATTGATCTCGGCTTCGCTCTTTTCGCGCTCGTAGTCTTTTCCAACCCAATAAGGTGGCGATGTGATCCCAAGTGCGGCAATGCCATGCCAACCCAACCCATTAACATCCAACTTCGTTGTATCGGCACAGACTAGAAGATGCTTGCCGAGTTTCCAGACCTGACTTTCAGCGGTCTGCCACTTCTCGCGCAGTTCCGTGAGCTTATCTTCTTTGCCATCTTGCGGCCCAGGGTCCACCAGCAATCCACCGCCACGTTCACCAAGCAAGTCACGGATTTCAGCATCAGTGAAACCCGTAAACAAATCTTCAATGGTCGGGACAAGCGCACCGAGCGCATCGAGATCCCATTCGCTTAATTCGCTCAGACGATTATCTGCGATGCCGTAAGCTGCAGCAGTAGCTGGATCATCTTCTACGAAGACAACAGCAATATGACTCCAACCCAATCGTTCTTTGGCTGCAAGCCATGTACCGTTGCCTGCCTCAATCTTGCCATCCTGCAGTTTGTTGGCAATGATCGGTTTGCGCTGGCCATAGGCCTTTAGAGACGCAGCAATCCGGTCCAATGCATGGTTCATGCGTGCATTGGCCGGATCAATGTGCAAGCTGTCAATTGGAACCGCGAGGCTTCGAAGCCCCTCGGCGATATAAGATAGATCATCCATTGGATACCGTCACTCTATTTCCAAAAAGCATTTGTTCAAGTTCATGTTCTGCATCAGGCGCTTCAACTTTCACTCGTGATCGACTCGATGGTGTCATACCAAACTCTGCGCCAAGTTTATTGAGTTGATCGAGCGCACGATTTGCGATCGACAAGTAAGGATTCTGAATAATGTTGCCTGCTGCCGTTTTGATGATCTCGCCTTTATCGCGTACCATCTTTTCGGCTTTCAGCCAGCGAACGTAAATCACGCAATACATGGCAAGTGCATCTTTATCGATTGTGGTAACCAATCCAAGTGGATGCAAATCGCGAACGATCGCTTTCCACTTTTCTTTTTCATCGTTACTCAAACTTTCCGGTGGCCGAGGCATAACGACTCTCGGCCGTGGTTCCGCATGGTTCAATGCGCGCTTGCCTGGATTGCCTGCCAGTTGCTTGAGTGCTGTTGGTTTTGGTTTTCTGCCTTGCATTCATATGCCTACCCCCCCTGCCTAATTTCGCGGGTGCGCGCACATGACTGCCCCGCCGGTCGTTTACCCCAGCGCAAAACATTTTTACCCCCCCACCCGTCTCGGCTTCGAGCCATCAACATAATGTTTTTTGTTGTCGCATCGCCGACATAGCCCCTCGAGATTGCTCCAATCATCAGAGCCTCCTTGTTTCCTTGGGATAATATGATCAACGACCTTCGCTAGCACACTCAGCTTATGCAGACCAAATGGATTCACACAATATGGATGCGCTTTGAGATATGGATCTCTAACATTCTTCTGCCAGTCATATCCATAGCCTCTATTTGTTGAGTTGGGTCTGTTATCAGGCAAACGAGGGAGACGATGCTGTTCACACCGACTCCCTTCATAGACCAGGTTCGGACATCTAAACACAGCGCATGGACGCGGCGCTCGTCTCGGCATTTATCCGCGCGAGTACGAATAACTCAATAACGGCACTTGTGACGCCTTCAATGCATCATATGCAGGCTTTGATTGTGTGATCTGTACGACAAAGCCAAGCATAAATAAGATTATGGTCGTTATCTGTGCGGCGTATCCGTTGAGAATATCAAACGAAATTTGTGGTTGAAACACGCCGAAATAGACCAATGCGATGAACGCCATTAGATTCAGCCCTGCCGCCCACTGCGATGCAGTGCTATCCTGTGCAACATGTATGATCTTCAGCAATTGCACCAGCACAGCCACCAAGTTAGATACACCAACCAATGATGCAAAGCCCAGCGCAATCTTTACAATGACGCCAAGCACATCAGGCGGCAATGTGATCTGAGCGCTGCCCAGGGCATGGACAGATATAGGCGCAAAAAGAAACGATATGACCAGCATGATGCTAATCAACCCGTAACCAAGAAAGATCCTTTTCATTTCGATTCTCCTTTAATTTGATTGACTAATGGAAACAAAAACACCCGACGCCATCAAGGCGCCGGGTGCATCATTTCCGACAACGTGTCCCGGTCTACACCAGGACTGCAAATAATATTCGATTGTGCTTCAACCTCCTTTCGTTTTTATTATACATCCACTAATGGAAAATGTTCCATCAAACGGACATATGCTTCACTTGGTTGTTCATTCCAATCAACCCACTTCCCACAAATCGTGCAGACAATTCCACTACATGCGCCAATGATCGCGCGTGCGCGCGCTGGGGGCAACTCCGACGGCGTGTCACCACGTTCAGTTGATTTCTCATAGAGATACAAGGCCGAGATTGTTCCAACGCCGTGCGTCACGCGTCGCACTTCACCCAACACATGTTCATGTATCTTTGGCGATGGCCAGAGCCTGCGATCATTCGCTGGCATATTATTCCTCTTCTTCTGGCGACGGCAGACCTCGCCGCAATGATTCAAGCTCCGCTTGATATTGCCTGATAATCTCATTGTGTTTTTCTCTTGAGATCAAAATGGGCACATATATACTGACTGGATTGACTTTACTTTGCTCCGCTGTCAATTTGGCTACTTCCTCGCTTACAAAGGTTACACAATAAATAGCGTCATCGCCATAGAATTGAGTAAATTTTGGATAAGCGCTTGTTTCAGGTACATCGACGCGAAGCATAGGTTTCCCTAGCATCTCGCTTTTAACGACCAGTCCAGCAACAACCTTGTGTCC